CGATGTTTGAATGTACTTACTATAATCAATAGTATAACTATTAACCTCACAGAAGTGTTCTAGATAAGATAATAACCCTACGTATAGTTCGTTAGTAAACAATGAATAGAGTTTGATCTTACCGTCCCATAACTTGTTTCGCACTAATGGGTGAAATTTAGCACCAGGTGCATCAAACGAAAAATGATCTGAGAGTTCTTGGGCAATAGATGGATCAGTTTCTACTTTAAAGTATACATCGTTTTTATTATGTAAAATAATGTCTGCCATTACATCATACCGTTAGTAAACTTAGTCCATTCGATACTAGATTTTACATCCCAAGTTCTAGAATTTATAGAGCGAAGAATCTGCTCCAACGTAAACTGTACCGTCTTAAAATATTCTACCTTATCTTGTAGATAAATTAAATCCTCATCACAAGCTAAAAATTCATCCATTTCGTTTTTAAGTGGTTTGTTACCTTGAAACTGATTCCAGCCCTCGTGTTCTAACTCTTCACGGGTCATTTCACCACGATAATACTTGTATTTTTTACGTCTAGTATTTAAATAGTCTGATTCAGCTTTTCTTAATTGTAGCTTAGATCTTGATAGTAAGGTCACATACTTAGAATGCAGTATGGGTACCCGTGATGCTTCTTTACCTAGATTGGTAATATCAATCGGAGCATCACGTTCCCACTCATCTTGCAACTCAGTTAGTTTCATAATATAAATTAAAGTTTAATCAGGCAGGTCTAATGTAATGACATCCTTTTTAGGTGCTGGAGGTTGAGTTTCTACTGGCACATCAAAATTAATAATAGCTTGTGGGTTACCCTGGAAGCAGAAATGACCATAATGATTCAGGGATATAGACGGATCTAGCCAGATATCTCCACCAATATCCTGCCATCGTCTACAAAAAGTATAATCTTCAGATAAGTAACGTCTATCGGTAGGATCAATCATAGTATCAAACAATGCATAGAAATGATCGGAGAGATCGGCATTATTAATGTTTACATCATTATTATATTTAATTTCTGGGTAAGCTTTAATTAATTTAAGAATAGCTTCTCGTTTGATCATCATAAAACCTGTACCGGCGTCGTGTAGTTTAATTAACCCACGCTCTACAGCAATAGTCTTTGCATCTCGATTTACAAACTTAAAATTAATAGCATAGTCTGATCCAAACGCTGCAATTTCACGGTCGGCTAACTCTTTGTCAACATTTTCTTGAAGTTTTAAAGATTCACGAATTCTATTCCAGGCAACTCCTTTCTTAGGATAAGCACCTACAACAACATCTTTATCATGAGCATAAAGTTTAAGAATATCTTCTAGCTGAAACTCAATATCAGCATCAATGAACATAAGATGGGTGTAGTCTGAAGCTAGAAAGTATGCTAGCAGTACATTTCGTGCTCGTGTGACAAGAGACTCATTCGCAATAGTACCGAACGCTAAGGGAATACTATGGCTATTAAAAAAGGTCATGAGTTTTACTACGGAACGGAAATAAGGCTCCTGAAGCATACCTCCGTAACATGGGGTGGCGATGAAGAATTTGTTTTGACGAAGCTCATCAATTTTCAATTCAATTTTACGTTGTTGCATATTAACTCCAAAAAAATTATAACAATTCTATTTCGAATGTCTTATACTTAAATGCTGCTATTCCTACAAAATATTCTACCGTACTCGAGGTAATATCAAAGTCTAAAGCCTCAACTGAAACAGGAAACATATCTCTAAAATGTATATTAGTTTTAGGGTTGTTATTACTATCTAATATAGTTAACGTACCATCTGAGTATGCAATAGAGATGGGCATACCATAGGAATCTTTAACGAATGGAAACCGATTCAAGCGCTCACCAGTAAAGTTCTTGTATTGATTATAATCGTTAGGAAAGCCAAGTGCCACTAACCATTCAAATAATTGCAAATAATTATTCATATCTTCGGATATCAAAAACCGAATAGTAAAATCTCCAAAGCTATTTTTGTCACCTACTACAGGAATGTCTAGAAAAGGAGATGGTTGAACAGCAAAGCCAAGAGTTAATGCGGGTAAATTGGCTGACTGACAAGTATAGGCTACTCCTGGCAACTCTTTGACTGTAAACCTGAACCCATTTGGTCTTAAATAGTTGGTGACCGGGGGGTTGGTTACACTAGAGACATTACTTATAATAGATGATAGATTAGGGGTGTACATGTCCTTCCTTTTCTATATTTATCTCACAAAAAAAAGAGGGAGCTAAGCTCCCTCCAAGACCGATCTTCGTCGGTTTACATCAGGTTGGTAACCTTTGTACGGCGATAGTACTGATTGCGGTTTGCTGTGAATGTATCAGCATCAGCAACAGCACTGCTTGAACTGGTGGTTACATATGGGTTAGCAATCATTCCATAACGGGTCTTAAAGCCAATCTTTGGCTGGAAGCTATCTGGATCAACTGCACGAACCATTTGAAGAGGAACGTATGGGCAGTAGAAAATACCTGCGTCATATGGACTAGAACCTTTGTATCCAGCTACATAGAACTGACTTGCAGCACCTAGGTTAGCAGAATATGGGTCGATGTATACACGATAACGACCATTTAGAACACCGGCAAATGTATTACCAGTATCATCTACGGTAAGGTTAGTTGAAAGAGCAGGAGTATAGTCAAGAACACCGGCCATAGCTAGTGCAGAAGCAACGTCTGCCGAGCAAACAATAAAGTTACCTTTGCCGCGACGTGTATCTTGTGCAATATGGTTAGCATCACGCTCGATGTTAAACAACAGACCCTTGAAGCGTTCTACAGACCAACGACCATTGGAGTCAACATCTAGGTTAAAGGTACCTGCGGTTGCAGTAGCAGGAGAACCAGGCTTAGCAACAGAATAAATCGTACGAATAACTTCACGGTTAATTTCAAACATAATTTCCTGAGACAGGATGTTTGAAAGCTCAGACTCTGCATCAAGACCATGAACTGCTTTAAGATCTTGTGCAAGCTCTAGGGTGTATTCAGCTTTAAGAGCACGGCTACGAGCAGTAACGGTAGTCTTATCAATGGTAAATGCCATTTGACCAAATGCATTAGTAGAAGCATCACCAAGTGCTTCAGCTTCTGATGTAGTCATACCACCACCACGGGTATAAGTTCCATCTACTGGGTTAGAACCAGTATGGGTACCATTCTTAGGGGTACCAGAACTTGCCAGAGCTGATGTAAAGGATGAAGAAGAAAACTGAGTGTTTGCTTCGTTATAAAGTGCTTCTTCTAAACTTGCAGCTGCACGTGTATTACCATATACTGAACGCATGGCAAAAATAAGACCGGTAGGACCAGTCATAGGCTGAACACCGCAAATATCATATGCCATAAGGTTAGGCATAGCACGGCGAACTAGACCGATAAGAATAGGATCATACTTTGCAATACCGGTAGTTCCATCACCGATAGAGTTTGCTGGGGCAAGTTCTGACAGCATGTTACGCTCTTCACGTAGAGCTTTTTCCTGATTCTCTAGCAGAATAGCAGTAACTGTTTTTCTGTAAGAATCTTTAATTTC